AAAGGGAAGATGAAAGGTAATGCTGATATTATTTCTCTAATCCAGCGTGATGAAAATCTTCATGTGTCGATTACTCAAAATATCTTTAAAAATTGGAAAGAAAATTCCGAAGAAGGTTTCCAAGGAGTTCTGAAGGATAATGAGCAAAGAATCTACGACACTTACGGACTTGCAGTAGAAAATGAGAAGAAATGGCTTAAATATCTCTTCTCTAAAGGTTCTCTTCTTGGTTTGAACGCTGAAGTTGGAGCGGGACATGTTGAGTGGCTCGCTAATAACCGCCTTCAATCTTTAGGATACAAAAAAATCTTTGATCAAAAGACAAGTCCTATTGCTGGATGGTTGGACGGTTTCATGGATAGCTCTAAAAGACAAGTTGCCCCGCAAGAGTCTGAAATTATTTCTTATAAAATTGGGGCGCGAAATACTGAAATTAAGGAAGGTGAATTTAGCGGGTTCACTCTCTAACAACAACTTTTCTCGGAGCGCCTCTTTTTAACGCGCAATTCTTCGGGATTTTTAAAACAAGTCCAAGACAGGAACAAATAAACAAAACCCCTGAAACGGCGAATCCCCTCTTAGGTTAACGGTTGCAAACGTTCTAGGAGGGGATTTTTGTTGACAAGATAAAGTCTTATGCTAGTGTAGTAACATGACTATCACCAAATCTCTCGTCGAAAAAATCCAAATAACAAATGCCGCCCAAAATATCTACTCTATAAGCGCCTTCTTTGAGGATTTCGGCAAAAATCAGGGGAAAGTGACCATCGAATGTGACGGCGATGCTTGGTCATATTTTTGGAGCGCAATAGCACGAAGCTCTATCAAAGAGTTCTTTCTTGAAGCTGGAACAGATTATCTAGTTGGGAAGTTCCACAGGGGAATTAGAAGCACAATTACTGACGATTCTCAAGAAAGTCTCCAGCAGGCGGCAAAACAATTTATTTTGGCCGCAAGAAAAAATGGCGAAATCTCCAAAAAAGAAGCTCTTTTTAAATGGATGGACGTGAGTAACATTGATGATCGTGGAGTAGATGTGAATGCAGATGAGTTGTACAAAATCTTTGGAGACGAATGGTACTACCAGTTACCGCAAAAACCAAACCCAGAATACAACCACTTATTCAAAATAATCGAATCAATCAAGGCGGCGATTCAAATTTAACAGATTTTTTTCCATATCTCCGTTAATATAGGAGATATGGAACCATTGAGAAGAAAAAGAAAAGGAAAAGTTTGAAACTATTTTTAAACTTCGAGACATTAATATTTAAAATTATGCTAAGTATCTTTACTCCCTTATTTAATGTTATTTCTCACGATATTCGCGGATGGCAAAAGTCATTAACAAATTCCGCTATTTTTGGTGATGAGCTTGTAGTGGCGATTAATACATCTACTGATAATACGATTGAAGAGGTTGAAAAAGTTTTAGCCCCATATAAAAATTGCAAAATAATTCACACAAGTTTTCCTAAAGCGGCTCCAATGGATGGACAAATTAAAAACGCAGCCCAACAGGCGTGCTCTCATGAATTTCAAATGCTTGTAGATGGTGATGAATACATTCAAAAATGGATGAGGCCAATCTTAGACAATTACTTGTTTCAGTTTAAATTTTCGCCTGCTAGATGTCTAGCGATTCCATCTGTTGATCTTTTTAGAGACGAAGGTCACTATAAAGCCTGCAATTTGAAAGGTAATATTACAAAAAAAGGCGTTTATCGCGGAATCTCTAATCAGGCACGAAATCCTGACGGAACAGCCAATACTCAAATTTCTGATGGCACTGAAGTAATTGATGAAAATGGAGATATGGTTTTTTCCATTGGAATGCCAAATAATATGCAAGATTTGGAAGCGGGCAACGTACCGTATTTGATCCACGAAGGCTACCTTCATCTTGACTCTCGTTTAAATAGGGGGGCCGCTTTTTGGAATGAACACTGGCTCACTACAGGAGGAGGTCGAAAACCCGCCCATGTCCTGCATGATTCTCTCGACTCCTTTGACCACTACGAATACAAACCCCATAACCTAAGATTATCATGATTGATACCTACACAGTAGCAGAGCGCCTTTATACCGCCTATTGCCAATCGGTAGGAGGCAGAGCTTATAATGGCGACCCTCTCCCCATTTGGAAAGATTTCCACGACGACCCAACCAAAGAAAAACAAGTAAAAGGCTGGTTGGATGCTGCTGATGCGGCGATAGATTTGCTGGCATGAAAATCTCCTCTTCGCCAGACTCAATGGGCCTCGGGGATGTGCTCCTCCTGTCATCAGTGGCAAAATTCGCGCCCAAAAAATTCACTGTTCAGCTTCTCAAGGAGCAAGAAAGATTCTCCGTTTTGTTTGAAGGATTAGCGGATGTAGAAATCTGCGAGCGAAAAGATTTGCAACCACTGAATGATTATGGTAGCGGGCACTACGCAAGACGCAAGCTGCGAGGAATTATTGGTTACAGCGCAGAGTTTGCAGACATTAGGCCATTATGTTTATACTCTGACGAAAGCTCAGAAATTTGGGCTGCAAATTACCTTCGGGATAAACCTAATCCTGTTTTAGTGTGCCCTTTTGTCTCAAAGAAATGGAGCGAAGTCCGAGACTTACCTTTTGACATTGTTCAAGAAATTCTTTCTGGCGCGAAATTAAAAAATCAAACGCCTATTATTATCCAGAACAACGAGCAAAAATGGGATTGCGCGACTTTAAATGATTTAGAGCTACCAAAGCTCATTTGTCTTATGCGGCAAGCAGGAAGGGTATCCACAGCGAACACAGGGTTATATCATTTGGCTGTTGCCCTTGGATGTTTGGTGGAATGCTACCAACCTGAAGATGGGCCGCTATTCGATAGCTCTGAATGGACTTATGACCACGCAACAATTAAACACTACACATGGACCAAATAATCCTTCAAATCGGCTGCAACGACTGCCAAGATCAAGTAAAAGACTACGTTCTTAAAAACGCAGAAAACATCAACAAATTTATTGTAATTGACGCTCTACCAAAAGCCATTGAAGCGGCCAAAACAGTTTACTCTTCTTTAGGGCCAAAATTAATTCCAGTTGTTTCGGCGGTTGGAATTTGTTCGGGCGTCGTTCCTTTTTACTTTCCAGAAGATGAAAGCGGTTCGGTTCATGCCTCGGCAAGTTTAGAGCATGTTTTCCAGCATCGTCATCAAAAGGTGAAGGCTTTTTATTCGCCGTTGGTAGATATTAATAGTCTATTTAACTCTTTGGGCCTTCAAAAAATTGACCGCCTTTATATTGACATGGAGGGTTGGGATGTGGATGTGTTGCTAGCACTGGATTTTAATGGGCGCGAAATCCCTTTTATTGAGGTGACGAAAAGAAAACCTCTTCCTTTAGGTAGAGGATGAATTTTCGCATTATTTAAAGAATAACGATAGTTTTTTCTAAATTAAGTGTAATACTCTTTGATGACGCATCGCGCATACAAATTCCGAATCTATCCGTCGCCCGAACAGGAAACTGTTCTGCGTAAGACAATTGGATCGTGCAGATTTGTGTATAATTGGGCGCTCGCCCAAAAGCGTGAGGCTTGGGTAACGCAAAAGAAAAGTGTTTCGTATAACGCCACGTCAAAAGGTTTGACGGAACTAAAAGAAACGCCCGAACGTGAGTGGCTCAATGAAGTGTCTAGTGTTTGCCTACAACAATCGTTAAGAAATTTAGACGTTGCGTTCGTCAACTTTTTCAAGAAACGTGGCGGTTATCCATCGTTTAAGAGTCGCAAAAACGGTGGGTCGGCCCGATTTTTAGACAACGCCTTCCGAATTGAGGGCGACAATCTTTTTCTTGCGAAAATCAAAACGCCCCTCAAAGTTGTTTGGTCGCGCAAGCTTTCTGGTGAGCCTAGTCAATGCGTTGTTTCGCAAAACGCTGCGGGTCAATGGTTTGCGAGTTTTCTTTGCGACGAAGAAATCGCGAAACTTCCTTATTCCAACAAAAAGATTGGCGTTGACTTAGGAATTGAAACTTTTGCGTCAACCAGCGATGGTCAAAAGTTTGGACAGCCCAAGCGCATTCGTAAGTTGCGCAAAAAGCTAGCACGCTTGCAAAAGCTGCATTCTCGCAAGCAAAAAGGTTCCAAGAACCGTGAAAAGGCTCGCGTTAAAGCGGCACGCCTTCACCAACACATTGCTGACACGCGAAAAGATTTTCTCCACAAGCTATCCACTAAGCTCATTCGTGAAAACCAAACGATTGCGCTAGAGGACTTGGCCGTTAAAAACATGGTTAAGAACCGCAAACTTTCTCGCTGTATCAGCGAGCAGGGTTGGCGTGACTTCCGAACTATGCTCGAATACAAGGCTAAGTGGAGTGGGCGCGAACTGCTAATCGTTGACCGATTCTGGCCAACGAGCAAAACGTGCTCATGTTGTGGAAGAAAAAAGAATCTTTCGCTTGACATGCGGAAGTGGACATGCGAATGTGGGGCTACACATGACCGAGACATCAACGCCGCCAAGAATATCCTCGCCGCTGGACAAGCGGTGCCATTTGCCTGTGGAGCAGACGAAAGACCAGCGAAGAACTACGTTCTTCGGGGCAGTCCGCAACGAAGCAGGAAATCCTCTCAGCGATGAGAGAATCCCCGTCGTTTACGGCGGGGAGTATGTCAATGAATACGAGTACACTCATTCAGACGATACTTTCTCTGTTGGCGAAAAACACAAGAGACTAACAGAAAAACTCTACTCGCTCGGATATTCTTTGTCTAGAAGCGGCGAATACAACATTTTGGCACAAAAAGTATGATTAAAATCTCCGTTGATGAGGGTTACGCCTTAGACATGTTAGCTATTTCCCTAGTAAAGAGCCGCAAAAAACCTAGCGAACAAAGCTACCAAAACTACTTCGACCTTGCTAACGAAATCAAAGATCAAATAACACTCGAAAAGTTTTCAGACGTTATCGACTCAAATGAGTTTGACGAGCTGGTGGAAACAAACGAGAAAATATTTGAAGCAGTGGACATGGCCAAAACTGACGAAATTCCAGCCTCGGCAGTTGATTATTTGAACTACAAACGCTACTTGGCTAAGAAAAAAATCCAAGAAAAATTCTTCAACGGCGAATTAAAAGAGCAAAAGATTGGGTATTAAAACCTAACACTCTTAAAGATTTAGTGTAATAATCATAGAGATACAATACGCTCTATGCAAATTTACAGAATCTTAAACAAAGTTAATAATAAATCTTATATAGGAAGCACCGAAGCCTCTTTTGAGGAGAGGTATAGACATGGAAAGTGGTGGAAATGGACACATGGCCTTCATTTGAAATCCGCTGTTAAAAAATATGGCCTTGAAAATTTTGAAAAAACCATTCTTTGGGAAGGAGAGGTTTCAAAGAAAGAGTTAATTGAAAAAGAAAAATTATTCATACTTGAGCATAATAGCATGATGCCAAATGGGTATAATCTGATCTTTGGTGGTAAAAGCACCAAACTTCCGACGCACGTAAAAACATATGATTTAATAGATAAAAGCGGCAACGAAATTAAAGTTAAGAACTTGAGTCAATTTTGTAGAGATAGAGGATTAAATTATGGAGCAATGTTAAACATGGTTTCTGGAATAAATCAATCATCTCAGGGGTTTGCTCTAAAAGGAACTGATGTATCAAAAATCAGTTTTGTTGAAAAGTATGTAAAATTAGACAATATCTTCACAAATGAATCTGTAATTCTCGATAGGAATTCAGATGAATTTAATCTCTTTCTTGAAAAAGAGGGTATAAGCAGACAGGTGGTAAATACCATAATGAGAAAGGATGTGATCTCAAAAACAGGTTGGAAAAGATTTGGTTCAGCACTTTCCATTGAGGATTATAATGGGCCGAAACATAAAGCCACTCTTTACCATGAAGACGGAAGAGTAATATTTGTGGATAATGTATATAAATTCTGTCAAGAAAATGGATTTTATAGAAGTAGTCTTTATTCCCTTATAAGTGGTAAAGCTTTAGTATTTAATGGATGGTCCCTAAGCCCAAATAAAGACCTTTTAAGGAAATCTCATTTAGAAAGACTCGGCAAACGCATTAATCTAATCTCT